GTGGAACTCGAACTCGAGCTGCTGCTCGAACTGGAGCTCGAGCTTGAGCTCGAATGCGAGCTGGAGCTGGAGCCGCCGCAAGAAGGCGGCGGTGGCGAGGGACAGCGGCGCGGGCGGCAATAGGAGCCACCGCCGGCTCCGGTTACGTGAATAAGCTCCTGGGCTTTCAGTTCGCGCATTTCTCGCTTCTCCCTGCTTGACCTTGCCTGGCTTGGCGCCGCCGCTCGGCGGGCGCACCCGCTGCAAGCGCCGAGCGCCATTGTAGTTCCGGAGGACATTAGCGCCAGCGGAGAAATTGGAACCGATAAGGCAAAGAGTCCCGATATAGTCACCCTATTGTGGCACCGAAGAAAGACGCTCCCGAAGTGCGCGCCAGACGAGCGAATTGCGGGGCACTCGCCTGCCAAGTTCTACAAAGGTCCCCCGCCGATCTAACGCCCCCCCTTCCCGAGCCCCAGGTGGTGACCAGGGGAGGGGCAGGCGCGGCCGTTCCCCGCCTTTGTGCCGTCTTGCCATGGCAGCGGCGGTGGCACAGGCGGGGTGGGTGGGGAGCAGTGGATGAAGTTCTTGAACCGCCTTCGTGGCCGCGGGCGCTATTTTGTCAGCAGGGGAGACCATTGGTTCCTGCTGGCGGTGATCGGAACCATCGTCGCGATCGCAGCGGTGGTGATGATCTACTGAGGCCGGAACTTCGGGCGTTCCGCGAGCTTTTGCTGCCGAGACATTGGAGGCGCGGATGATCGGGAAAGTGGTGCGGATGCTGGTCGGGCGGTCGATGGCGCGGAAGCGCGGCCTCAGCGGCGCTGCGGGCGCAGCGGCGGGACTGCTTGCGCCGTTCGTTCTGAAGAAGGCGGGCGGGCTGGTGAAGAAGGGCGGATCGGCCGCCATCGAGGCGCGGCGGCGGCGGCGCGCACCGACCTATCTGGAATCGATCAACTAAGGATGTGAGCCGGAGCGGCTTGATTGCTCCGTAACAGCCTTATCTGGTGAGGGCGGCGACCGCGATGCGCGGGTTGATCCGCTCGGGCGGGATCTTCTCGACGGACGCGATCAGGCGCTCGGTCTTGCCGGGCGCGGCCTCAGGCGCCTCGATCGTTGCGAGGAAGGCCTGGAGCTTGACCGGATCGGGCTTCGGCTCCGCTTTCTGGGCGCAGCCGATGCAGGCGAGCGGGAGCAGCAGGGCGGCGGGCAAAAGCTTGATCATCAAGGACATAACGCGGGTGAGGCCGGGAGGGTCCCGCCTTCCCGCCGGCGGCGGGATATTGCGCCGGAGTGGGACGTTCCTTTCGCGACGAGCTGAAAGGAGCGCCTTAATGAGCGACGACAAGGATAAAGGCAGCCGCGATGAGAAGGCCTCGGGCGGGGCCGAAGGCGGGATGGCCGGCGGAAGCGCCGGCGGCCCAGGCCAGGGCAACAGCCTCGAAGATCTATCGGACGAGGCGGTCCGCGAAATGAAAGACCGCCGCGACGGGAAGGGCCATGCGGGCACGGGGGATTATGGATGAAGGCGTATTGTTTTCCAAACAGGTGAAAACAGCTTGACAGCGTGACGCTGATATGGCACTAAATGGTCATGCTCCGGAATTGCGCCTGATTCGCCTGCCGGGCTGATCCTCAAGAGCGGGACGATTACATGAAATGGTTTGGCCGCAAGGCCGGGCGGGTCTCCGTCCGGCCTTTTTTGTTGCGCGGGTGGCCCGGAGCGGCCGCCGAGCCCTGGCCGCGATCCTACGAGGCGCAGGTCCGGGAGGCCTATCTCGGCAATCCGGTCGCGCAGCGGGCGGTGCGGCTGGTGGCGGAGGGCGTCGCGGGATGCTCCGTCTATGCGATGGAGGAGGAGCGGGGCGGGCACCTTCCACCGTCCTCGGGACAGTCCCACTCCCCGTTCCGCGGAGGATCATTGGCGGCCCCGGCCTTGCTCGAGACGGCGGCGTCGCAGCTGCTGCTGCACGGCAATGCGTTTCTTCAGATCCTTTGCGATGCGGAGGGGGAGCCGGCGGAATTGTTCGCGCTGCGGCCGGAGCGGGTGAGCGTCGAGGCCGACGCGGCGGGGTGGCCGGCGGCTTACGTCTACAAGGCCGGAGAGGCGAAGACGCGGCTGGCGGCGCGGGACGGGCTCGGCCGGCCTTCGATCGTGCATTTGAAGGCGATGCATCCGCTCGACGACCATTATGGGCTCGGCTGCCTCGGCGCGGCCGCGGGCGCGGTGGCGATCCACAATGCGGCGACCAAGTGGAACAAGGCCCTGCTCGACAATGCGGCGCGGCCTTCGGGCGCCCTGACGTTCGAGCCGGGGGACGGGGCGGCGCTGTCGGCCGACCAGTTTCAGCGGATCAAGGAGGAGATGGAGGCGAGCTATCAGGGCGCGCTCAACGCCGGACGGCCGATGCTGCTCGAAGGCGGGCTTAGATGGCAGGCGATGAGCCTCACGCCCGCCGACATGGACTTCGTCGAGCTCAAGGCGGCGGCGGCGCGGGAGATCGCGCTCGCCTTCGGAGTGCCGCCGATGCTGCTCGGGCTTCCGGGGGATTCGACCTACGCCAATTACCGCGAGGCGAACCGGGCGCTGTGGCGGCTCACCATCCTGCCGCTGGCGGAGAAGATCCTGGTCGGGATTTCCAGCGCGCTCGGCGCCTGGTGGCCCGGCGTGCGGCTGGCGATCGACGTCGACCAGGTGACGGCGCTGGCAGAGGACCGGGAGCGACTCTGGGCGCAGGTCTCCGGCGCGGATTTCCTCAGCGCGGACGAGAAGAGGGAGTTGCTGGGCTTCGGCCCGGCGGACGGAAACGGAGAGAAGGAATGACATCGGAGAATGCGGCGATGCTGGCGCGGCTGATGGCGCAGGCGGAAGGGCAGGGGGCAGAGCTGGTGACGCTTCGGGCGCTCATCGAGGAGGCGAGCGAATGCGGGGCGGAGCGGGCGCTCGGCGCGCTCGGCCTGCGCGATCCGAGCGCGCGGCACGACATGCACGAACTGAGGCAGCTTCTGCAGGCCTGGCGCGATGCCAAGAAGAGCGCGTGGAGCGCTGCGGTCAATTGGGCGATCCGGATTTTGCTGGCGCTGCTGGTGCTGGCGATGGCGGTGAAGCTTGGGCTTACCGAATTGATCCGCCGATGAGGTTCGCCGGCTATGCGGCGATCTTCGACCGGCCCGACCGCGGCAGGGACGTTGTGCGGGCGGGAGCCTTCGTGCGGGCGCTGAAGCGGGGGGCGGGGGCGGTGCCCCTGCTCTGGCAGCATGAGGCGGGGCGGCCGATCGGACGGATCGAATATCTGAAAGAGGACAAACGCGGGCTGCGCGTGATCGGGCGCGTCGTGGACGGGCGGGCGGGGGCGCTCCTGAAGGAAGGCGCCGTCGGCGGCCTCAGCTTCGGATACCGGGTGCGCGAGGCGAGCGGGGAGGCCCCGCGCGAGCTCACCGACCTCGAGCTGGTGGAGGTGAGCCTTGTCACCTTCCCGATGCAGCCGAAGGCGCGGGTGCATTCCATCGAGAGCTGATCCCTTGGCGTGATCCAGCAGCTGCGCGTGCTCGCGCCGGCTTCGAACCAATTCGACACTTTAGACGACTTCACCACCGGCGCCCGTCGACGGGGCTCTTCGGCTGCCGATTTTCAACCCGCCCCAAGGAAAAATGACCATGGCTACTTACAACAAGTTCAACTCCTTCGTCGAAGCGCTGGCTGAGAAGGTGCACAATCTCGGCAGCGACACGCTGGCGGTCGCACTTTCCAACACGGCTCCGGTCGCGGGCAACAGCGTGCTGGCCGACATCGTGCAGATCGATCAGAGCAATGTTTCGAACCGGGCGCTGACGACGACTTCGTCGGCGCAGACCAACGGTGTCTACTCCCTCGCCGTAGCTGACAAGGTGCTGACCGCTTCGGGCGCCGTGCCTACGTTTCGCTACGTGATCGTCTACAACGACAGCGCCGCCAATGACGAGCTTATCTGCTGGTACGATTACGGCGCCAGCGGCGTGACTCTGGCGAGCGGCGAGACCTTCACCATCGACTTCGGCGCGAGCCTTCTGACGCTCGCCTGATGGCGGCTGGGCGGGCTGTTCGAGCGGCCCGCCCAGCGTGCTGCCACGTGGCCTGCCATCATGCGGCCGCAGCACGGCACCGTTCACCTCAATGCTTTTCAGGAGAAGGCAATCATGCCTACGACTTACTATCTCAGCACCGGATCAACCACCGGCACGCGCGGTACGTTCAATAAGGCCATAGCCAAGGCTGGGGCGGGGAACGCCGCAGGGCAGATCAGCCTCGGCGCCAATCAGAATGTCCACTTCTACTGGCCCGCTGGGGAACCGGGGGTGGGAGCCGCCGGCACATATACCGTCAAGGTGCCCGTGTCGTCGGGCAGTGGCCAAGTTGATCTGCGCCGGATGAGCAGCGCAGACGTGCCGCAAGCCACTGTGAATATCGGCACTATTAATGGAGCCGGGAACCACGTTTTTACGGTGAACAATCCCCAGCTCGGAACGTGGGTCGCTGGTGATCGCCTGGCATTGCGGATTAGTTCTTGCACGATCGTTCTTGCTGCGGGCGACGGAGTCAATCAGCAGGTAATCGCGCCTTGGTCGGCGGCAGCCTCTTCGCCATACACGATGGCGGCCGATCCCGGCCCTTACGCTCTTGCCGGAGCCGCGGCGACGTTGCTCGAGGCGGAAGTGATGCCGGCAGCGGCCGGCGCCTATGCGCTGAGCGGCCATGCCGCAAACCTGCAGAATTCGGCCACTCTCGCTCAGCCCGGTACCTATGTGCTGGCCGGCACCGCACCGGCGAATCCGCCGCTGACGCTAGAGAACGTTAATGACGCAATCGCCGCGGCCTTGGTTGGAGGCGCAAACATAACAGTCGCGGCCAACGACGCGGCCGACACGGTCACCATTTCCACAAATGCCCTGAACCCTGAGCAGGTGCTCGACAGAGTAGCGGCTTCGTTGGTTGCCGGCAGCGGCATCAGCGTCGCGCATAACGATGCTGCGGACACGATCACCATCTCGGCGACGGACAGCCGCCTGACAGCGGAGGATGTGCGCGACATCATCGGTGCGGCTCTGGTGGCAGGCTCCGGCATGGCACTCGACGTGAGTGACGCTGGGGACACGATCACCATTTCGGCGACCAATCCGGGCCTTACGGCCGAGGATGTGCGCGATACGATGAGCGCCGCTCTTGTGGCGGGCCCCGGTGTGGCGATCTCCCCTAACGATGCTGCCGATACGATCACGGTCTCGGCGCCGTTCGATCACGAAGCGGCGCGAGACACGATCGCTGCTGCGCTGGTGGCGGGACCGGGGGTCACGATCGCCCCGAACGACCAGGGCGACACCATCACCATTTCCGCCCCAGGCGGAGGCGGTCAACAGCCAGCGGCAACGGTGGGCGTGTTCACGAACGTCAACACTCTCACCATACCGACCGGCACGAACGTCATCTACACCGAGGGCTACAACGTAGCCGGTCGCGGCGGCGCCAAATACGTCTTCGATGCGGCGATCGACGCCACGTTCGTTGCAGCCAATCCGCGCTGGGCGGTGCTCAGCGCCAACGGCCGCGGCTTCCGCCTCGCGCGCGAGCAGCGGATCGACTTCTCGATGTTCGGGGCGGTGCCCGACTATAATTTCCCGTCGGGTACCGGAACGGACAATCATGCAGCCTGGCTGCACATGCGGGCGTTCCTGCACGCCCACGCCCGGACCCCAGCCAACAACGCTTATTACAAGGCCGTTCCGCCGGTCTTCTTCGATCCGGGAACCTATTATTTCTCGGACGTAATCGACTGCACGGACGCGGCCTATTCGTTCGTCTCCGCACCGTCCGGCGAGTTCGCCGGCGCATGGTTCGTGTTCCACCAGAACGCGCCCGCCGGCATCATCGTGCAGGGCTGGGACACCCAGGGCGTGAGCGAGCAAAAGGGCAACACGCCTTCGGGCGGTTCGGACAGCTATTTCCAGGATATCCGCCTGCTTGCATCGGGTGGGTCGATCGGGGGTGCGCCGGGCTGGAAGGTGCGGGGGCGCGCGACCTTCGTTCGTTGCGCGGCTCACCAGTGGGGCGGGCACGGCTTCGACGTCGTCGCGGATGCCGCGAGCAGCAACGGCAACGCCAATTCGGCAGTGTTCGAAAGCTGCGCCGCGTCGGGCAACGGCAAGAGCGGGATCCGCTTCGCCGGCGGCGATGTCAATGCAATCCGCAACAACGGCTTCCAGGCCTTCTTCAACCGCGAGTTCGGCATCTGCGACGAGAGCTTCCTCGGCATCGATCACACGCAGTTCCAGCTCGACGGCAACGCCTACGCCAATTGGGGCGGCCGGTGGGGTGGCCCTGCATGGTCCCCGCCTCACTCCGGAAGCGTCTGCTCTTTTAATGGATCGCGCTACCGCGTCGTCCCGGGCCAGCATGCCGCGGCCTCGACGACGATGCCGGGCACGAACGGCGGCGTCTGGAAGCGACTGGGTCCCGGCGGCGAGGACGGCGTCTATCAGAAGTGGGAGACCGGTGCCACCTATGTGACGGGCGGCGCCTTCTACTGCGGCGGCCAGAATTATAACCAGAACAACAACAGCCGCTCGACCTTCCAGGGCTACTCGGAGCCGAACCAGCCGAGCGGCTGGATGAACTCGGAGACCTCGATCGTGATGCCGGGCAACAGCGGGTCCGACCATGGCGGAGCGCAGCTCTACCCGCGCCAGAACAGCCTGCAGTCGCCCTGCATCGGCGCCAATGTCGGGTCGGGGAGCGGCCGCACCTATAAGTTCCTGCTCGGCAACAGGTTCACCTACACGACCGGGCAGCACGAGGCGATCATCGCCCAGCTCGGCAGCGACAACCAGGACGGCAGCGCCTGGGACATGGTCTGCGATAGCGGCAACACGATCCGCTACCGCTATTTCGGGCTCGAAGTGTCGCCGATGACGATGATCGCGCAGAGCCCCTTTCAGCCTGCCGGTCGCACCACGAACCACGAATACGTGATGCAATTCGGCCGCGGCTGCTACATCGGCGATCAGGTTTTTCTCGGCGCGAGCAACGGACCGCCGGCGGACCACGACGACACGGCCTTCGGTTCAATCTTCTTCAATCGGCTCCCCGAGGCGGGCGAGCCTTGGGGCTGGCAGAAGCTGACCGACGGCACGTGGCGGGCCCTGATGCCGTAGCATCCGAGAAGCCGCAGGCGAAGCCTTCGAAAGCTCCGCCTGATGGGTCTCGCCGCATTCCACGTCTCCATGAAGATGGCGTGGAACCGCGCCGCGGATGTAGACTGGCCAAGCCCGTTCTTGCCGGTGGTTGTGGAGGGTGGGTGATGGCGCTGGATGTTCGGCGGGTTCCTTGATGCGGGCCCGGGCAACCGCTCGGGTGCAGCCTGACCAATTTCGAAAAGCAAAAGCAGCCGTATCCCGGATCAGGTTCGGGAAGACGGCAATATGTGAATGACGAGAGCGAGCGAGGAGAAGGCGAATGTATGAAGTGAAAGCGGACCCGTTGGAGGCGTCGTTCGAGGCGCTGGAGCGGCAGGATGAGGATGTGGCGCAGCTCCGCGAGGAGATGGCGCAGCTGAAGGCGCGGATGGACGCGCAGGCAATTGCCGGCGCCCGGCCCGCCTTGAGCGGTGCGAAGAGCCAGGGCTCCCCGTTCGTGGAGAACTATCTTCGAAAGGGCCTTGAGGCGGGGGTGGAGCTCAAGGCCATGGTCGGCACGTCCGACGCGGCCGGCGGCTATGCGGTGCCGGAGGAGATCGATGCTGCGATCGACCGGACGTTGACGGCGATCTCACCGATCCGAGCGATCGCCAATGTCGTGAAGGTCGGATCGGCGGGATACCGGAAGCTCGTGACTGCGGGCGGCACTCCGTCGGGCTGGGTAGCGGAGGATGCGGCCCGTCCGGAGACGGGATCTCCGACCTTCGTCGAAATCGCACCGCCGTTCGGAGAGCTCTATGCGAATCCGGCGGCATCGCAGGCGATGCTCGACGATGCGGCCTTCGACGTGGAAGCCTGGCTCGCGCAGGAGATCGCGACGGAGTTCGCGCGCGCCGAGGGCGCGGCGTTCGTGTCGGGGTCGGGCGTCAACCGGCCGAAGGGGTTTCTCAGCGCACCGGTGTCTGGCGCGGTGGACGGCGTGCGGCCGTTCGGGACGCTGCAGTTCATTATTCGGGCGCTGCGGGCGGCTTCCAGTCGGTCACTCCGCAGGACCGGCTGGTCGATCTCGTCCAGGCGCTCCGGCCGCCCTACCGGCAGGGCGCGGTTTTCGTGATGAACTCGGCCACGGCGGCCCGGATCCGGAAGTTCAAGACGGCCGACGGAGGTTTCCTGTGGCAGCCGGGGCTGACCGCAGGGCAGCCGGACACGTTGCTCGGCTATCCTCTGGTGGAGGCCGAGGACATGCCGGACATCGCAGCCGACAGCCTTTCGATCGCGTTCGGCAACTTCAGGGCCGGCTATCTGATCGCCGAGCGGACGGAGACGCAGATCCTGCGCGATCCCTTCACGCACAAGCCGTTCGTGCACTTCTACGCGACCAAGCGGGTCGGCGGGCAGGTGTCGAATTCTGAAGCGATCAAGCTGATGCGCTTCTCGGCCTGACGGGAACTCTGAATCCCCTCTCCCGGAAGGGAGAGGCTCCACGCGCCGTCCGGGTTCCCCCTCCCGGGCGGCGCACCCATTTCGACGAGAGGAGGCCGAACGTGGCCGATCGATTTTCAGGATATGCGGACAGCGTCAGTGCGCCGGCGGCGCGGGCGGTGGCGGTGGTGCCGCACGATGTGAACGAGCTTGCCGAGGTTCCGAAGGCGCTGTTCGTCGGGACCGGCGGGACGATCGTGATGCGCGGGGCCGGTGGCGGCGCGGACGTGGCGTTCAAGAATGTGGCGAACGGGGCAGTGCTTCCGTTCCGGCCGCAATATGTGCGCGCGACCGGCACCACCGCGACCGACATCCTGGCGCTTTACTGATGGCCGGGCTCGGGTTCGGCATCGGCCTTGGGCTGGCGCCGCGCGGCCGAAGCCAGGCGCCGTCGCTCATGCCGGCGCAGACGGTGATGCTGGTGGCCGGGGACAGCCTCGGCGGGCAGGCTGGGAATGGCAGCTCCCATCCGCTGCTTTGGGCGACGAGGAGGGTGCCGTTCGACCTCGCCTATGATTACCGGCTCCACAATATCGCGGTCGGCACGACTTCGGCGGACGGGGACGCGGCGACGATTCCAGTCGGCTCACCAATTCCGGAGAATGTTCGGCGAGGGCTGATCCATCCGGAGCGGATCTCACGCGACCAGGCGCTTGTCGCGGCAACCGGTGCGAAGGTCCTGCTGCTCGAAGTCGGCACGAACAGCGTGCCAAGCTCCGGCGCCGCGGGTTCGTTCGCGAATGTTCAAACCTATGTGGCGGCGATGAAGGCAGTAGGGGTCGAACGGGTGATCGTGGGTGCGCTGCAGCCGAGAATGTCGGGCACGAGCACTCCAAACCTCTACATGACCCCGGACGAGGCCAAGGGCTGCCGCGAATTCAACGCCCTGCTGCGGGGATGGGCGGCGAGCGACGGCTCGGTCTACGTCTATGACGGATCTGCCGGCGAAACGGACCAGGATCACGTTGTGGAATACGGCCCGCTGGGCGGCGGAGCGAACACCGCCGCCGGCGCCTCCACCTATGACGGGGTCCACTGGGGCACTGCACACGCGTTACGGCGACAGGATCAGCTGGTGGAGGTGCTCGCGCGGATCTTCCCGGTGCGTGCCGACCGGCCCTATTCGCTTGGATCGGACTATAGCTGGTCGATGAACCGCTACGGAAACGTGCTCGGCCACCGGGCCGGGTTCGTGGGCGCGGGATCGTACAACCCGTTTTCTGGAGGACCTTCGGGTTCCTTCGGCGACGGCTGGGTCTGCAACAGCAGTTCGGCGCTTCCGGCAGGCGTGACGGTGATCGGCTCCGAAGTTCAGGTGACTTATGCGGGGGCGCTCCGCAATGCCATCAAGGTGAGCGTCACCGGCACGCCGGCGGCGGACTTTAGCCTCGCGCTCCAGAAGGCTTCGGCGGTGCCGCTCGGGACGGACGCCGACCACAAGCTGCGGATGGACGGCAGCGAGAAGCTGCTCCACGAATGGGTGTTCGAGCTCGAGAATATCCGGCCGGCGGTGATTGCGGATCTCGGCATCGGTTCCCCCGGAACCGTTGGAGGCACCAGCCCCGCGGGGTCCGGCTTCAATCCAGTGGTGAGCGGCCGCTATGTGTGGCGGGAGCCGGGCGTCGGCCCGGTCAGCTCGGCAGCGGCGAGCTGCGTTCCGAAGATCGCCTTCTACTTCAGGGGCGGAGTGCCTGTCTCGGGCTCGATCACGTTCATTCACGCTTTTCTCGGCCACTCTGCCTGACGCGGATCGCGCATCAGTTGGCCTTCGCCGAAGCATAAGAATTCAGGAGACTTTCGATGGTGATCGAGGAGCCGGTTCAGCCGGGCGCCGCAGCCTTGGCGGCGGCAAAGGCCTATTTGCGGGTCGAGACGGCCGACGAGGACGGGCTGATCGCGAGCCTCGTCGCAAGCGCGGCGGCCCTTTGCGAAGCCTTCACGGGCCAGGTGCTGATCCGGCGCGGCTTCCAGGAAGTGCTGCCTCGGAGCGGGTGCTGGCAACGGCTGGGCAGGACTCCGGTCAGCGCGGTCGCCGCGGTGGAGGCGGCGGGGGACGGCGGCGTTTACGCTCCCCTGATGGCGGCGGACTACGCCGTCGACATCGATGCCGCCGGCGACGGCTGGGTTCGAGCAGGTGGGACGGGACGTGTCCGGATTTCGTATCAGGCAGGCCTGGCTGCCGACTGGAGCGGGGCTCCCGAAGCACTGCGGCAGGGCATCATCCGGCTAGCCGCTCATTTCTACATGCACCGCTCGGACGAGGAAGAAACCGCTCCGCCGGCCGCCGTGGCGGCGCTTTGGCGGCCGTGGCGGCGAATGAGGCTGCGCTGAGGAGGCCATCATGTTCGAACGTACTTTGGCCCGGATCCGCGTGAATGCGGATTTGCGAGCGGCGGCGAGAATCCAGGCGCTGGCGGAGCGAATGGAGCCGGCGCTGCCGCGAGGCGTGCGGGCTGAGCCGGCGCCGGAGGGCGTGCTGCTGTCCGGACGCGCGCTGAGGCGGCGGTTCGCGCTGGAACCGGCGCTCCGCTGGCTGACGGCGGTGCTGCGATGACGGGCGCTGCGCGGACGCTTCAGGAGGCGGCGATCGCGGCCCTACAGGAAGGCGCCCCAGGGATTGGCGGAGTCTATGACGGGCCGCCGGTGCAGGCTGCCTTTCCCTACGCGGTCGTGGAGTGCGGGCCGGAGACGGACTGGAGCCACAAAAGCGGCACCGGGCGAGAGCTTCGACTGGCAGTGACGATGAGGGATCAGGGCGAGCGGGCGGAGCGACTTCAGCGGCTGATGGCAGAAGCCGAGCAGGCAATGGCCGGGCTCCCGGAAGAGCTTGCAGGGTGGCGCATCGTTACATCCCGGTTCGTGCGGAGCCAGCTTGTGCGCGACGCGCGCGGCTCCGGCAGGCCGGCCACAGTAGAGGCGTGGGCAGGAGTGATCGAATATCGAGTGCGGATGCTGTCAGCCGCGCCTGAGGGATGATCAGGGCTTCGGCGCGCTCGCCAGCTCGGCTCGGTAATCTTCCTGCGTGTTCGAGCGGTAGATCGAAATCTCTTCCTGGATCCCCTGCTCGGCGACTGCGCGCTTCACGCCCATCGCCACTTCAGAGCTGACCAAGGAGGTTTTGAACAGCGCCTCCTTATCGCGGCAGGCCGCAGCGAATGCGGCGTCGAACGCGGCAGGATCCAGCTTCTTCTCAAGGCTCGCCCGGGCGAAGTCCTTGAGACAGCGGGCATAGGCCTCGCGGCTTTTGGCGGGTGGCTCGGGGGCTGCGGCGAGCAGCAGCATTGAAAGCGCAACTGAAATCATGGGCAAATTCCAATCATTACAAGTGCGTGACTGAAGGAGACTGATACATGAGCGCGGAAAAGGGAAGTGCTTTCCTGCTGAAGATCGGGAACGGCGGAAACCCGCCCGTTTTCGCGACCGTCGCCGGGATGCGGACGACGCAGATGTCGGTGAACGGTGAGGCCGTGAACGTCACCAGCAAAGACTCGGGCGGCTGGCGCGAGCTCTTGTCAGGGGCGGGAGTGCGCTCCGTTTCAGTTTCGGCAGGCGGGATCTTCACCGGATCGGCGGCGGAAGGCCGCGTGAAGACCAATGCCCTGGGGGGGATCATCGATGATTATGAGCTGAGCTTCGAGAGCGGCGAGCGGCTGAAGGGCCGCTTCCTTGTAACCCGGCTCGATTATAGCGGCGATTACAATGGCGAGCGGAATTATACGCTCAGCCTCGAAAGCTCCGGCCCGGTGGTGCCGGCATGAACCCCGCGCGAGGGGAGGCGGCGCTTAGCGTCGCCGGCGAGCGGCTGACGCTTCGGCCGAGCTTCGAGGCGCTGGTGGCGGCGGAGGAGGAGCTCGGGCCGCTGTTCGCGCTGGTGGAACGCGCGGCCGGGGGTGGGCTCAAGGTCTCCGAAATTGCGTCCCTGTTCTGGCACTGTGTGGCGGCGCGGCCAGAGGGGCTGACGCGGGAGCGGGTTGGGGAGGCAATCGCCGAGGTGGGGCTCGCCAAGGCGACGCCGGTGCTGAAGGTGCTGCTGACTCAAATCCTGCAGGGACGTGGCTGAGTTCGCCGCCGCCGCCGCAAGGCTTGCGGGAGTTGCGGGCGCGCTGCTCGGCTGGCCGCCGGGCGAGTTCTGGAAAGCAACGCCGGCGGAGCTGGCGACGGTGCTTGCGGCGATGAGCGGCGGCGGTGGCGATCCGGCCGCTTCTCCAGCGGACCTTCGGCGCTTGATGGAGATGTTTCCCGATGGATGAGGAAATCGAACGGCTGCTTGTCAGCGTGCGAGCGGACACGGGCGCCTTTGCGCGCGATGTGGCGGAGATGCGCGGCGAGCTCGAGGGGCCGCTGGCGGCCGGCGTCGACCGGGCGGGGCGGGCGCTGGAGAATGCGCTCGTTCGTGCGGTCCGATCGGGCAAGCTCGGCTTCGACGATCTGAAGCGGGTGGCTCTCTCGGCCCTGGCGGAGATCGCTTCGGCGGCCGTGCGGGGCGGTATCGGTGCCATGTTCGGTGGCGGCGGTCTGGGCGGCCTTGTCGCGGGCGCGGCGCAGCAACTGCCGATCCTGCTTGGTCTACCCGGAAGGGCCGCGGGAGGCCCTGTTGCGCCGGGGCGCGGCTATCTCGTCGGCGAGCGCGGGCCGGAGCTGTTCGTCCCGACCGCGAGCGGCCGGATCGAAACCGGTCGCGGCGGCGGGCGCGAGATCCGGATGAGCATCACGATAAACGCACCGGCCGGCAGCGAGCCGCAGGCGCTGAGCCGGTCAAGCAGGCAGGTCGCGCGAGCGGTGAAGCGGGCGCTGGTGGGGATGGAGGATTAGCAATGGGCCATTGGCTGGCGCCGCCCGGAAGTGCCAAGCAACTGGGCCATCTGAAGCGGTTCGACGTGCGCTACTGGACCGTCAATTTCCCCCGGCCGATGATGGCGGGTGTGGTGACGACAGGCCCGCATTCGCTGCGGGTCGATGCCGTCTTCTACCGCGCCGACGATCTTGCCGGGCTGATCTGGGAGGCCGAGGACAGGCACGACCACCCATTGCTCGCCTACGAGACCAGCAAGGACTTCCGTGAGTGTACACTTCGCTTTCACTGGCGGAGCGGGGGCCTCAAAGGCCTGGATGCGATCGATGGGCCAACGCTGACGATCGAGGGGCGGGACCCGGCCGGGCAGCCGCGCAGTTGGTATGTGCGGCTCTGGAACTACGCGCAGGGCACGCCCGACGATGCAGAGATCAGCATCGATTTTGCTGATCTCGACGGCGGGTTCCTGCTGCCGCAGGAGGCGGATCCGGTCTGGGCCGGAGACGTCGATCGGATGTTCGTTTCGCTGGTGCCGCCTGGATATACGCGCGCCGAGGAGCCGCTGCCGCAGCCCGCGGAAGCATGGCTCGAGATCAGCGGGCTGAACTGCGACGGGCCTGGCTCGGTGCTTTCGATCGGCGACACGTTGGTCCCGGAGCACCGGCTGCGGATCGCGAACGGCTATGACGATACATATCATCTGACGCCGGCGCGGGTGCTGCGGAACGTGATGCAGCTCGGCTATCGTGGGGCCATCAACCATTATGTGGGGATGAGCCACTATTTTCGGCTGGAGGCGAATAGCGGCGCCTTTTACGCCAGCGTAACAGGCGGAGTGCTCAACGTTGCCTGCGCGGCATGGCACCGGGATTATGCGGCGCGAGCGAAGGCGCTCGGCTATGAGATCATCCTCTCGCTGAGCTACGAGCTGCTCGACCAGCATTGCTGGGGCGACTGGAAGCAGCGGACGGAAGATGGATCGCCGGGCCTCACCGGGTGGGACCCCCCATCGGCTTTGCTCTCGCCAGCCCATCCAGGGGCGATGGCCTATTTGCAGGCGGTGGGGCGGGCGTTCGCCGAAATCGCGCGGGACGCCGGCCAGCGAGTGCGCTTCCAGGTCGGCGAGCCCTGGTGGTGGGTGACCTCCGACGGGCGCATCTGCCTGTATGATGATGCCGCAGTGGCGGCGCTGTCTCCGGTCTCCATTCCGGACGTGCGGGCGCCGCTTGAGGCGGCACAGCGGGCAACGCTGGACGCGGCGGGGTCGCTGCTTGCCGCATCCACTTCCGCCCTTTGTGCAGCCGTGAAGAGCGAGGCTCCGGGAGCGGAGACCTTGTTGCTGGTGTATCTGCCGACGGTGCTCGGCGCGCCGGAGGCGGTGCGCGCGAACGTGCCGCTCGGATGGGCGGCTCCTGCTTTCGATGTGTTGCAGCTCGAGGATTATGACTGGGTGACCGGCGGCAACGGCGGCGGCACCTCGCGCGGCATCGCCGCTGTAACCGCTCGGCTCGGCTACCCGGTTCAGGGCCAGCATTACTTCGCGGGATTCGTGCTGCGGCCCGAAGATCGGGCGCAGTGGCAGCCGATCGCCGCTGCGATTGCGCGAGGGCGGGAGCGCGGGACGAACGAAGTCTTCGTCTGGGCGCTGCCGCAGGTGCTGCGCGACGGGTTCACCTGGTTCGATGCAAAGGAGGAGAGTGTGGAAGCATTTGAGGACGTGCGCTTCCCGATATCCCTGGGCCGCGAAGTGAGCGTGGAGCCGGCATTTTCGACCGCAGTCGTCACTACCGCTAGCGGTGCAGAGCAGAGGAACAGCGACTGGGCCGACGCGAGGATGCGCTTCGATGCAGGCCCGGGGGTGCGCGGAGAGGCGGAGCTAAAGGAGCTGATCGCCTTCTTCCGCGCGCGGCGTGGTGCGGCGGTGGGGTTCCGGTTCCAGGATCCGTTCGATCATAGCTCCAAGGACATGACTGGGGAGGCGACGCCAGCGGACCAGCTGCTTGGCATCGGGGACGGTTCCCGGACCGAGTTCCCGCTGGTGAAGCATTATGACTCGCAGGAGCGGCGGATCACACGTCCTGTGGCTGGGACCGTGCGAACCTCCGTCGGAGGCGTGGAGCGGGTGGGCGGCTGGACGCTCGCGCCGCTCGGCGTTGTTCTGTTCGACACGGCGCCGGCGGCGGGCGAGCAGGTGAGAGCGGGGTTCCGCTTCGATGTGCCGGTGCGATTCGCCGAGGATCGGCTGAGCCTCAGCCGTGCAACCTTTGAGGCCGGCGAGGCGGCGAGCGTGCCGCTCATCGAGATCCGCGAAGGCACGGCATGAGCATCGTCGATCGCGACCTCACGACTCTCGCCTTTTGCTGGCGCCTCGAGCGGCGCGACGGTGTCTGCATTGGCTTCACCACCCACGATCGGGAGATCGTGGTGGATCATCTCAGCTATCGAGCGGCTCCGGGAATGCTGCCCTCCACGATTTCCGTCTCCGACGGCTTTGAGGCACATACGCTGGACGTGAAGGGAGCGCTGACGAGCGAGGCGATCACTGCCGAAGACCTGGAGCTGGGACGTTGGGACGGCGCGGCAGTGACGATCTTCATGATTGACTGGGAACAGCCGGAGGCGGGGCAGGTCTATTTGGCTAGCGGAACGCTCGGCGACGTGAGCGCGCATAGCGGCGGCTTCACTGCGGAGCTGCGCGGGCGGACGGCGATGCTCGATCGGCCGGTGGTGGAGCAGACTTCGCCGGAATGCCGAGCCCAGCTTGGGGACAAGAGGTGCCGCGTGGACATGGCAGCAAGAGTGATCGTGACGCGAATCGCAGCGGTTGCGGATGAAACACCGGTGGAGGTCGCAGAGACATCTGTCGAGCCGAATGCCTATTCCTATGGACGGCTCCGGTGGCTGAGCGGCGTGAACAGCGGCCTGGAGAGCGAGCTGGTCTCGTCGGATGGAGCGGTGCTGAGGCTTCGCGAGCCGCCGCCTTTTGCCCCCTCGGCTGGGGATCTCGTCGAGATCCGCGAAGGCTGCGACAAGCGTTTCGAGACCTGCAGGGCGCGGTTCGCGAACAGCGTGAACTTCCGGGGTGAGCCTTACCTGCCGGGCATGGACCTGCTGACGCGCTACCCGGGCGCCTGAAGCGAAACACCAACCAGAGGAGAGAGACTATGCGGCTGCGCGCTTGCATTGCCGGACTGTTGCTTGCGTTAACAGGATGTGCGGCCCTGCCTGAGACGGTTCGGTTCGAGGTGGACGGCAGGATCTTGGAGGTGAGGCAGAAGGGACTCTCCGGGCAGCTTCCCGGCGGCTGGTCGAAATCGCCTGATTGCGGGACTTGGCCGCGGTTCGACCCGGCTGAGCTCGGCTCATCGATCGAAAGTATCCGGACGATCTTGCCGGACGAGCTGGAGCTGGTCGGCCGAGACGGAGCCCTGGTGCGCCTTTACCGATGCCGGTGAAGCGAGGGGAGGCCGCCGCAGCGAGGGCAAGGGAGCTCGTCGGCAGCCGCTTCCGTCCGCAGGGGCGGCGACGGGAGCATGGCCTGGACTGCCTGGGGCTCGTGGCCGCGGCGGCGGAGTTGCCAATCGAGCTGATGCCGACGGGTTATGCGATGAGGAGCGAAGTCTCGGAAGACATGCTCTCGCTCACGCTCGACGGGCGGGTCGAGAAAATCAGCATTGCCGATGCGGGGGAGGGTGATGTGCTCCTGGTGCAGGCGGGCCCCGGGCAGCATCATTTTCTCATCTTGCTGAAGGACGGCTTCGTTCACGCCGACGCGCGGCTGGGGCGGGTGGTTGAGACGCCCGGAGCGGTGGCGTGGCCGGTCGTGGCTGCCTGGCGGATAATGGAGACGGACTGATGGCGACTCTGGTGCTCGCCGCGGTCGGGACGGCGATAGGCGGACCGATCGGCGGCGCAATCGGTGCAATCTTCGGGCAGAGCGTGGACTCGAGGGTCTTTGCGCCCAAGGCACGACATGGCCCGAGGCTGGGCGATCTTTCCGTTCAAACCTCGTCCTATGGAACTCAGATCCCAAAGATCTTTGGACGCATGCGGGTTGCCGGCACCGTCATCTGGGCCACGGATATCAAAGAGGACCGAACCAAGAGCAGCGGCGGCAAGGGACAGCCGAAGACGGTGACCTACAGCTATTCCGCGTCTTTCGCGGTCGTACTTTCAGGCCGGCCAATCCGCGCCGTCCGCCGGATGTGGGCCGACGGTAAGCTACTTCGAGGCGCGGCGGGAGACTTCAAGAGCCGAACCAAATACCGGCTCTACCTGGGCAGCGAGAGCCAAATGGTTGATCCAATCATTGCCTCGATGGAGGGCATGGGCAACGCTCCGGCGCATCGTGGAACGGCCTATGCAGTGTTCGAGGATTTCGAACTCGCCGATTACGGAAACCGGATACCTTCGATCACCTTTGAACTGGAGGCGGAGGAGGGACCCGTCACTATAGGTGCGGTGGCCGCGGAACTGAGCGAGGGGGACATCTTGGACGGGATAACTCCCGCGGTGGGCGGTTACGCAGCGAGCGGGGACAGCGTCCGAGGTGCGGTCGAGGCGCTGAGCGAGGTGGTGCCGCTGAGCCTATGTGAGACCGAGGAGGGCATGGTGCTCACGACTGCGGCGGATGCTCCGCTGCTGCTCCCCACTGAAGCGATCAATGCCGTTGGCAACGGTGCCGGAGGTCGAACCGAAATCTCGAGGCGTGCTGCCGGCGCGATCCCCGCCGAAGTCAGCGTCTCCTACTACGACCCGGATCGCGATTATCAGACGGGGTTGCAACGTGCCGGCCGCGCTGGCGCTTCGCTGCGGGCGGAGCGCCTCTCGGTGCCGGCTGCCTTGATAGCGGATGCGGCTAAAGCCTTTGCCGAACGCCGCCTGGCGTACCTTTGGGCCGCCCGGGAAACCGGCAAGCTCAACCTCGGCTGGCGCCATAGCGATTTGCGGGCCGGGCAGTACGTGCGGCTGAGCGGCCGAACGGGCACGTGGAGGGTCAGCCGCTGGTCGCTGGACCGAATGGTGGTGGAGCTGGAGATCGCCCGAATTCCAGGGGCGGCGGCACCGGCGGAGCCCTTCGCTCATCCCGGGCGGCCCACGCCGCAGCCGGATCTGCTGCACGGCGGAACTAAGCTGCTCCTGCTCGACCTTCCTCCGACCGGAGATGAGGTCCTCTCGGCACCGCGAATTGTCGCAGCCGCCGCGGGGGCGGAACAAGGGTGGCGGCAGGCTGCGCTGACTGCGAGTCTCGACGGAGGAACCTGGCAGCCGCAGGGGAGCACGGCTGCCCCAGCGACGATGGGCGTGTCGCTGACCGTGCTGGGCCCTTCGGGCTCGGCCCTCATCGATCGCGCGGGCACAGTGGAGGTGGAACTCCTCAACGAAAGCATGTGGCTTGAAGGCAGGAGCGACCCAGCCCTGGCAATGGGTGAGAACGCAGCAATGCTTGGAGACGAGCTCATTCAATTCGGAGAAGCGGAGCCGCTGGGAAACAGGCGCTTCCGGTTGAAGCGCCTGCTGAGGGGACGTCAGGGCACCGAATGGGCCGCGGCGTTGCACCACGCAGGCGAGCCCTTCGTGCTGTTGGAGCAGGAGCGACTAGCGCCCCTCGAAGGGAAGGTCGCCGCCGTCGGTGGCGAGTTGAGAATGATGGCGTCCAGCATCGGCGACTCAGACCCTCCTCCACTCGCGAGCCTCCGGATAGAAGGACGCGCCTTGCAGCCGCCCTCGCCCGTGCAATTGCGCGCCGTGCGGGAGACGAACGGCGACGTCGGTATCAGCTGGACCCGGCGCAGCAGGAGCGGATGGAGCTGGCCGAGCGGCGCCGACACTCCTTTGGGCGAGGAGGTGGAGTGCTACGAACTACTGCTTTCGGGCAACGGCTCTGACCGGCGAATGGTGCTGTCCCAACCGGGCTACGTCTACACCAGCTCTCAGCAAGCGGTGGATAGTCAGACCGGCCCGCTCCTGATTCGCGTATCTCAGCTGGGAACCCATGCGCGCTCCCGCGTCGCAAGCATCTCGATCAACTAA